CATCGCTCTGCCGGCAACGAATACCGCGGCATCTTCAGACGGAGTACCTAATGCCTAGTGCTGATCGCATTCTCGTGACACAGCCTGCCGGATTGGTGACTGTGCCGCGAGGTGTGGTTCGCATCAACGGCACCATCGCCCCGGCATGGCTAGACTTTGAGGTCGAAAACAACGCGCTTTCCTCTGCGGACACGTTCACGGTGCGCTTTATTGGCTCGGCGCTGCCGGCCACCACCGACGTGAACTGGTTCAGCCAGCAGAAAGACATGTACATCGAGTTGTTCGCCGGCTTTCCCGCCGACTACAACCTGTACGCGCCCGAAGATCTGACGAAGCTGGTCTACGGTCAGGCCGACACGATCGATTACGACATTGCAAGCGACATCATCACTGTGCATGGCCGCGATCTGACGCGCGTTTTCATCGACGCCAAGACGACGGAGAAGTTTCAGAACCAGACGTCGAGCCAGATTGCGACGACGCTTGCAAAGCGCCGCGGACTGACGCCGCAAGTGACCTCGACAAAGACGAAGGCGGGCGCGTATTACGACATCGAGCACGTCAATCTGATGGACGAGCGCACGGAATGGGACATTCTCTCGTTTCTGGCGCAGCAGGAAGGCTTTCGCGTCTACGTGTTCGACAAGACGCTGTATTTCGGGCCGCCGCCTGCCGCAGATTCGACGCCATACCCGATTGTCTGGACGCAGGTGAACCCAAGCACTGCGCAATACGTCGCTCGGGCCGGCAACGTCGAGGACATGCAGTTTCAGCGCACGCTAACGGTCTCGCGCGGTGTGACGGTGATCGTCCGGTCGTGGAATGACAAGAACCAGTACGGCTTCAACGCCACGTACCCTCCGAAGAAGGTCGGCAGCCTGCAACCTGGTCAGGCGACAACGGCCGGTGGCGGCCAGGTGTTCACGTTCTTCTATCCGAACATCGACAAGCAGCGCGCGCTACAGATCGCGCAGCAGAAATACGACCTGATCGTCGCGCACGAGATGAAATTCTCCTGCCGCCTGCCGGGTGACGTGACATTGAACGCGCAGACGGTCATTCAGGTTACGGGCACTGGAACCGCATTCGATCAGACCTATTACCCGTCGCAGATCGTGCGCCGCATGTCGTTCGACGGCGGTTTCGAGATGACCGTACACGGCAAGAATCACGCTGCAACCTCACAGGCGGTCCCGCTCTGATGAATTACCACGAACTAGCGAACAACATGCGCTCGCATGCGGAGGCGGCTGCCGGCCGCATTCCCAAGCCGCGTATGGCAGAGATCAGTAGCTACAACCCGGCGACGTACTCTGTAAAGGTGACATTCCAAGGCGTAGGCGATTCTGATTCCATCGAATCGGGGTGGATTCCGTTGGACGCGATGGGGGTCGGCAATCGGTTCGGAGTGGTTACTGCGCCGAACGTCCGCGACATGGTGAAGATTTCGTTCACAGACGGGTCTGGTTCTGCGCCGAAGATCGACGGACGGTATTTCTCCAATGTGAATGTGCCGCTCGCCGTCCCTGCGGGAGAAACCTGGATCGTCCACAAGTCGGGCGCGTCGATGAAGTTTACGACTGACGGCAAGGTAACGGTCAGGGATGCGGCCGGCTCGACAGTTGTCATGAACGCAGACGGCACCGGCACGATGACGTTCGCTGCGGGGCTGACTATCAATGCCAACACGCAGATAAACGGCACACTTAAGGCGAGCGGCGACATCACCGACAACAGCGGCAGCAACAGTCGCACGATGGCTGGCATGCGCTCGGTCTACAACACGCACACGCACCCTGTTGCGAACGTGCAGGGCGGAGGCTCGACCGTCACGTCGAACGCGCCGAATCAAACGGAGTAACGCATGGCCGATGCCTCGCATTTTTGGTCGAACGACCTTTCCATCGCGGCAAACGGCGATCTTGCTGTAGCAGATGGCGACACGCTCGCGCAGCAGGAATTGCTTCGCGCGCTGATGACGAACCCGCAACTAGCTGACTCGGCCGGAAACCCGCTCGCATCGCCCGATTACACATGGCATGCGGACTTCGGCGCAGGCATTCCGCGGCGCATCGGCAAGACGCTCAACGTCTCCGAGCTGCGCGGCGCGATTCTGACAACGATCAAGACGATTGCAGGCATTGCCACGTCGCCGACGCCGGTTGTCACGGTCACGCCGTTCAACAACGGCGCCGCAGTGACGATCCAGTATGCCGACGCTGTTACCGGCCAGGTATCGACCCTCTCATTCGACATAAACCAATAAATGGCAAACGTACAGACGCAATCGCTGACGCAGATGCTTCAAAACTTTGCGTCTACGGTGCAGGGTTCGGTCACGTCCGCGCTCCTGAACTTCAACATCGGCACGGTTTTCCGCGCGCTCGGCGAGGCGGTGTCAGGAATCGCGCTCTGGCTGCAAGGCATGATCCTGCAAATGCTCGCGCTCACGCGGGCGTCGACGTCGACCGGCGCGGATCTCGACTCGTGGTTCGCTGACTTCGGCTTTGCCCGGCTGGCTGCGTCGTATGCGACCGGTTCGGTGACGTTCTCGCGCTTCACGCCGACGTCACAGGCGGTTGTGCCGGTCGGAACGGTGGTGCAGACGACTGACGGATCGCAGCAGTTCACGGTCAACACCGACACGACGAACCCGGCGTACAGCGCAGCGCTCGGCGGCTACGTGCTGGCGGCCGGCACAGCCAGCATAAACGTCGCGGTCACCGCGGTCACGGCCGGGACGGGCGGCAATGTGCTTGCCAACACAATCACGCAACTGTCTCAGTCGGTCCCCGGCGTCGACACGGTGACTAATGCGGCGGCCTTCACGAATGCGGTCAATGCGGAGTCTGACGCGACAGCGCTTGCTCGCTTCCAATCGTGGCTGTTGAGCCTATCGAAGGCGACGAAGGCGGCTATCGGCAATGCGATCAACTCTCTGCAGCAGGGGCTGACGTACACGATCACGGAGAATTACAGTTACGCCGGCGTCTATCAGCCGGGCTTCTTCTATGTCGTCATCGATGACGGCTCGGGCACGCCATCAGACACGCTTGTGTCGACGGTCTACAACGCAATCGATGCGGCGCGCGGCTTCACGATCACATTCGATGTCAAGAAGCCGATCGTCGTGACAGCGACCGTTGCAATGACTATCACCACGGCCGCCGGATATACGCATTCGACGGTTACTGCCGCAGTGCAAGCCGCGTTGCAAGCGTACATCAACAGCCTGCCGCTCGGCACGTCGCTCGCTTATTCCCGGCTCGCGCAGGTCGCGTATGACGCATCCCCTGCAGTCACGAACGTAACTGGCGTCACGCTCAATGGCGGCACTTCCGACGTCACTGCCGATGCAAAGACCGTGGTTAAAGCGTCCACGATCACGGTGAACTGACATGGCGACCGGAGATAGCAACGACATGTTGGAGCGCATGCAAGCGCTCCTGCCGCGCGGCTGGTTCGGCGACTCGCCAACGATCCTGACCGCGCTGCTCAAAGGCTTTGCCGCCATTCTGGCGAACGTATACGCGGTTCTGGCCTACGCGAAACTTCAGACTCGCATTCTCACCGCGACAGACGGTTTCCTCGATGTCATATCGGCCGATTTCTTCGGCTCGAACCTGCCGCGCAGGACAGGGGAGAGCGACGCCGCGTTTCGCAACCGGATAGTCGTCAACCTGTTCCGCGAGCGGGCTACTCGAAAAGCCGTGATTCAGGTGCTGACGACGCTCACCGGGCGCGCGCCGCTCATCGTTGAGCCGATGCGCCCGGCTGACACAGGCGGTTATGGCGGCACCGACGCGATCACAATCAACTCTGCGCAAATCTATCGCAACGATTGGCAAGGCAATCAGCTTCTTTCCGCGTCTCCGCGGACCAACCTCGATCCATACTCGAACCCGGTCGGCGGAACTGGATGGACGCTCGTAAGCATCTCGGCCGCCGTGAACAGCCTGCTCGGGCCGGATGGATTGCAGTCTGGTGCACTGCTTACGCCGACAACGAGCGGCACGCTATCAGCCCGGACGGCAGTAGCGACTGTGGCGGCAGGATCGGTGGCCACGCGAAGCGTTTTCATCCAGAAGGGCACAGCGACTCTGACTGGCATCCGCGTCTACGACGGGAGTATCGCGACTGAGATATGCCGCGTTGTGCTGAACATGACTGGCACAGATCCGGTTGTTTCGACTTCGACGAACGTCGTTGGGTCTGTGTCGATCATTGCAGCGCCGAACGGTTGGTATCGCGTTTCGTTTGCGTTCAATACCGGTGCTTTCACGACCGTGCGTGCGCTGTTCTATCCAGACGCGAACAACGGCACGGCATCGACAGGGTACTTCGGGACTCAACTTGAGGCTGCCAGCGTTGTGAGCCCGTACATCTCGACGTCCGGTGCACCCGTCACCCTCACCGACTACGTGCTGTCAGCAAATGGTGCGATTGCGTTCGCGGTGCCTCCTGCTACCGCCGCTTCGTTGTCGTGGACAGGAAGCTACCTGAGCACACAGAAGGCGCAGACGGTGAACGTGACGAACTTGGTGTTTGGCGCTGGCGACGGCATATCGACGGCGTTCTCAGTCGCGCCAAAGTACGGCTATGTCGGCGGCTACGGCGTTGCGGGTGCATATGGTTCGCTCGTGCACCAGTACCAGGCGTTCGTGACTGCGTACCGGCCATCTGGAACGGGAATCCCGTTCGTCGCTGGCTACGGCAGTTCGCCATCTGGATACAGCATCGCGTCGCGCGGAGAGTATGCAGACCTGAGTCAGGTTCAGCAGTCGGTCACAGACGCTGACATATTCGCCGCCGTGGCCAGTGTCATCCCGGCCGCAACGATAGTCTGGATGCGCATCAGCAGCTAACGACCGACACCGCATTTCACCCATACAGCCCCGCCATCGAGCGGGGCTTTTCTTTTGTGGAAGCTATTACATGAAGCGTCAAACCGTATATGCCGGCGCTGTACCTCTCGAAACCGACCTGCTCAACACGAACAAGAACGTGCTGACAGCAATCGGTCACGTGCTGCAAGACATGCTCGGCACGTCGACGCTGTTCTCGGGGCTCGCCTGCGTGCCGACTGCGCCGGCGGGCATGACGGTCAACGTCAACCCTGGCCGCGCTTACTCGCTGCAAGCGATCGACACTGGCGCGTGGTCGTCGCTGAGCGCGGACGCGCACCAGATCATGAAGCAGGGCATCCTGCTCGACGCGCAGAACTTCTCGTGCCCGGCACCGACGACCGCCGGTTTCTCGATCAACTACCTGATCCAGGGCGCGTTTCAAGAGGTTGACACTGGATCGGCTGTGCTGCCTTACTACAACGCGTCGAACCCGTCGCAAGCATACAACGGGCCGAACGGCACCGGCACGTCACAGACGACCGCGCGCGACAACACAGTTCAGCTTCAGTTGAAGGCCGGCGTCGCAGCCACGACCGGCTCGCAGATCACCCCGACGCCCGACGCCGGCTTCAATGGATTGTGGGTCATCACGGTGCCGTTTGGCGCCTCGACTATCACGTCGGCCAACATCAGCCAGTACAGCGGTGCGCCGTTCCTGCCGGCAAGCCTGCTTTCGATGATCCAGCAGAGCGGCCTGTACGCGGTTGCGACCGGTACGGCAAACGCGCACGTCGCTGCATTCAGCCCGCCGATCACGACGCGCACTGACGGCATGGTGCTGCGCTATAAGGCTCCGGCAGCTAACACCGGCGCGCTGACGTTCAACGATGGACTCGGCGCAGTTGCCGTAGTCGGTGCTGCCCACGCAGCATTGCAAGGTGGCGAGACCGCGGTCAACGGCGACGTGTGGGTGCAGTGGAATAGCTCGATCGGCGGCGGATCGTATGTGCTGATCGACTCGACCGGTGGGGCAGTCCAAGTCGCCCCCGCCACGCAGAGCCAGCATGCTGCTCAATTCGGACAGGTCAACGCCGGACGACTGCTGAATGTCCAGACATTCACTTCGAGCGGCACATACACTGCGACTACTGGCACCAATAGCGTCATCGTAGAAGGTGTTGGGGGTGGCGGCGCTGGTGGTGGAACGCCCGCGTGCTCCGCTTCTCAATCTGCTGCGGGAGCGGGCGGCGGCTCTGGCGCATACTTCAAAACCAGAATTACGTCAGGTTTCTCCGGAACGACTGTAACCGTGGGAAACGCGGGCGTCGGAGGATCGAATACGTCAGGCGGAAACGGAGGATCGTCGTCGTTCGGCGCATTCGCAACAGCTCCCGGTGGCGTAGGCGGAACCGTTGGCGTAGCAACAACGGCATTTCCTCAGTTGAGCGGTTATGGCAACGGCGCATCCGTCGCCACAGGCGGAACGCTAATCAACAGTTCCGGCGGATTCGGTGCCACAGCTATCGCACTCGGTAGCGGTTCGGCGGTTAGCGGTTCAGGCGGAGCATCTGCTCTGGGCGGTGGCGCAAACGCGATCATCAACGTTTCCGCTTCAGGTGCCACTGCGACCTCGCCAGGCGCCGGCGGGTCAGGTTCGATGACAATCGCAAGTGGACCCGCCCAGATCGGCGGCGGCGGCGCCAAGGGCGTCATCATTGTCTATGAGTACGCATAATGGCGAAAATTAAAACGTATGTACGTCTTCAGCAGATAGCAGGCCAAGAGGTTGTGGTCGAAATCATCTCGGATGTCGAAGGCGAAAATGGATCTGTCACACCAGTGTCAGATCTGTACAGTGCCGATTTTGTTGCCAGCCTAGTCGATGTCAGCGATTTCGATCCTAAGCCAAGCTTCTGGTGGGTGGGTACGCAAACGAGCGGCACATGGTCGTTTGCGCCGCCCGCGTGATCAGATCAGGTGGCAGACAGCTTGACGGTAAGGCGACCGATCTGTCCGCTAACATTTTCTGCCCTGCTTGATGCGCCGCTAGCGCCAAAGAAGATGTAATACGTGCCGTCGTTGTTTCCAGTCGGGATCGGCGTCGGGTCGCACATCAGCGCCTGCGCCCATTCCGGAATCATCGACTCAGGCACGAGATTGCCGCGCTTCGTCCAGTTCACACCGTCCGTCGACGTTGCCCAGCCGAGAGAGCGTTTCTCGTCCTTATTGGACGTCATGATCATGAAGTAGACGCCGTCCTGGACGATGATGGACGGCTCTGCATCGCCGATGTCATCGAAGTCCCCTTTGGTGCCAGCTGCGAAAACGGGCTGCGGGTCTTTCGTCCAGTGAACCCCATCCGTCGAGGTCGCGCGCGCCATCGTGAACTTATAGTCGTGCGTGCAGGCTGAGTAATACATCCAGTATTCATTGCCGACCTGAATCACGTACGGGTCTGCCGCATGCAGGTCATCGTATGAGCCAGCGGGACCGGCTGGAACGACTGGATTAGGCAACATCGAGAAGTTGATCCCATCAGCTGATGTCGCCAGACCGATGACCTGATGGTTGTCCGCCGTGTCACCGTGAAAGTAGAGATACATCTGGCCGTTGATGACGATGTTGCTGCCGTTCGCTGCGATGTACTTTGTCGACCACTGACCGAGATCGAGCACAGGCGTTGCGCGTTTCGTCCACGTCAGACCGTTGTCGGTCGATGTCGCGTAGCCAGTGCGCCAGACAGTGCCGTCCCATCCAGAATAGTAGTTGGTCAGCTTGCCCTGAAAACTGATCACGGACGGATTCAGGACGTCTCCGCTATCCCATGTTCCAGCCGCGCCGCGCGTCATAACAGGGTTGGCCTCAAAGGCCGTTACCTCGGCATATGGCTGCAACGGCACCTCAGCCGGCGTCGCGGCGACCGACTGCGCTCCGTTGACAAGCTGCGCGATGATCGGCGCCGCGTTGTTCGCCTTCCATTGATACATGGTTGCATCGGGATGCATGCCGTCGGGTAGGTGCTGCCCCCAGATGGGCACCTGACTGAGCTGCGACCAATTGTCGACGACCGTTGCGCCGTATTCCTGAGCAACCTGAAACGCGGCCGCGCGATACCCCGCAAGATCACTGTTGTGGTGCGTGCTGATCGGGTTCGGCGTCATGATGACGACGCGCTTCCCGGCCTTCTGCGCGGTCTGGACTGCTTGCGACAGTAGATCAGCGAATCCTGCCTGCGTCTCGCTGTCGTTGATGCCGAAGTTCAGGGCGACGATTTGCGCGCTTGACTGCGCCATCTGTTGTGCCCATGTCAGGGTGATGCCGTGGCCGCTGTTAAGCAAATGCCCGAGTTGCGTTCCGGCGACGCCTTTTGCAGCGACTGTCACGCGACTTCCGAACTGCTGTTGCAAAGCCGCCTGGAGCGCGGCGGGTTCGGTTGTCGAGGCAATGGCATAGTCGGCAACGGGGCAGGCGTCAGAGGCAGCGGCACCGCGCGTGAAGGTGCATCCGACCGTCGTTGAGTCGCCATATTCCTCGATGAGAACGGTGTCTTGCGCCTTGACTGACGTCTGCGTTGAACCACCACCGCCGCCGCACCCGCTGCACGCCACAACCAACATCCCTAGGAAGGAAGCAATAATCCCTCGCGCCATGTTTTCTTTTGCCTTCGTGTTTTTGAAGAAGGCGATGATACCTGACGTGTTCATTTCATTTCCCTGATCTGCGCTTTAACAAGGGTCGTTGTCACTTCTTCCTGTGTATCAAATGCGAGGTTATCCTCGAGCCGATGAACATACCGATGGAAAGATTGACGACTGCAACAAGAACCCAACTTGTGATTGGTTCGCAAGACATTTTCTGTTTCTCCGTAGAAAGCCATGATTATCCCCCGATCTGCGCCTTCACCATGAGCGCAATGACTACCAGTTCTTGTTGAGCTTTCGCGGCGAGCAAGGTCGCATCCGGGTACAGACATCCGGTCATGTGCGACTGCCATCCTGCGATGCCTTCGATGTACGAATACTGCTTGATGATCGGTACGTCGTAGGCGGCTGCCGCGTCGTCCATCGCTTGCACGTAGGCGGCAAGCTGCGGATGGTCCGAGTCGCAGACGGGGCCGGATTCTTCGAGCACTGGCGTCTTGCCGGCCGCTCTCACTGCAACGACCCAATCAGCCAGGTATTGCCGGTAGTCAGCCACGGTTTCACCGCCGAGCGCATCGTTGATCGTGTGGCTCTCGATCACGATGCTTGCCGCAGATAACTTGATGCGATTGGCGAATGGGTCGCCGTTGCCATCCATACCGCGCAACTCGTTGTAGAGGCTGCTCGACGTGCCGCCAGTCGCATGACTAGAAACGGTGATGCCTGTGTCGTTGAACTGCTGCCGCAGCAGCGCCTGAAGCGCGGCCGGCTCGTTTGGCGATACGACGGACGGGAAGCCGTACTGATTCATGGCGAATCCCGCCATCTGATCATCGCCATAGACGTCAATGTTGACGACCGGAGTCGATGCTGGCGCCGATGCGACCGGACTCGACGCCGGCGCAGGCGAGGACGCTGCAACGGGTGCTGACGCAGCCTGATCCGACGAGCTAGGCGCAGATGCAGGCTCAGCAGCAGATGCAGCGGACGCAGGGATCAGCGCTGGAGCGACCGTTTTCACTGTGGCGGGCTTCCCAGGCGATTCATCGCCGCCGCAAGCGGACAGCATCAGCGTTGCGCAGACCACGAACGCGCATGCAACAGATACCGTGACAGTATCCGACGTGGACAAATTTTTTCGCCTGCCAAGCATGGCGAGCCAGCGAAACCGGGTGTTTAACGTTGGTGTCATGTGTTTCATTGCGTTTGCTCCGTTCGTCGTTCGTTGTTATGACGATATGAAGGATACTAATACGGTATCGCAAACGCAAGTAGTTTTTTGTATCGCAACCCCAAGCCGCCTAGTGCGGCTTTTTTTTTGGAAGCCCGATGGATCTCAACGTTTTGAACAGTTGGCTGCTTGCGGCGGCGACTCTCGCGGCCGGTGCCATTGGATGGCTGTTCCGAGCCGCGTATGCGCGCATCAGCGCGAACGAAAGGGCGACGGCGGCGCTTGCTCTGCACGTCGCTGAGGAATACGTGTCGGTGAAGCGATTCGAGACTTACAGCATCCGCTTTGACGAGGTAGCTAAGGTCATCTTCGAAAAGCTCGACGACGTCAGGGATCGGCTCGATAAAAAGGCAGACAAGCAATGACCATCACGCCAGCACTGCTTCAGGTTGCATGTGGTGCCAGCGCTGCCAATGCCGCCAAGTACGCGGCCCCCTTGCAAGCCGCATGCGATCGCTACTCGGTCAACACGCCGTTGCGCATCGCTGCGTTTCTCTCGCAAGTGGGCCACGAAAGCGCAGGCCTATCCGCCAGTCAGGAATCGTTCAACTACGGCGTGCCGGGCCTGATGGCGACATGGCCGCGCAAGATGCCGTTCGCGCTGGCTAACACGCTCGGCAGGCAGCCGAACGAGCCGTTTGTGCCCGTAGCGCGCCAGCAGCGCATCGCATCGATCGTGTACGCGAACCAGTACGGAAACGGCGACAGCATGACGGGTGACGGATGGCGATACCGCGGCTCAGGTCTGATCCAGTTGACGTTTCACGACAACTTTGCCGCATTCGGCCATGACATTTCGCTCGATCTGGTGACGGCGCCTGACAAGCTGCGCGCCGATCCCGCTCTATGCGCTTTGTCGGCCGGCTGGTTTTGGGTCGAGCACGGCTGCAACACGCTGGCCGACGCCGGAGCGCTCGATTCGATCACGCGCCGGATCAATGGCCCCGCGATGAAAGGGAAGGGCGAGCGCGACGCCCTCTATGCGGCTGCCAGGCACGCGCTCGGCATCTGACCATCACAACCTCACGACAAGCCGCCTCCGGGCGGTTTTTTTACGCCCATGCAAATCGCACACGAACACGAGCAGTCTGAAACGCTGCACTTCAGCATCTTTTATCCGGACCATCCGCCGCGCACCGAATCACCGCTGTTCCGAAAGACCAAGCATCACCTCGTCGCTGTGCTCGATACGCCGTGTTGGGTCTGCGGAACGAAGGAAAAGCGCGAGGTGCATCACTGGCACGCCGAATGGGCCGACAGCGACGGCATCGATTGGGACAAGATGCGCGCGCTGCACCCTAGCTTCGACTGGTCGACTTTCAAGGAGCCGGCCGACTTCATCGATAGCGAATACAACATGCGGATTCTCTGCGAGAAGCATCACCGCGGGCCGGGCCACGGCATTCACATGATGGATTTCCCACATTGGATCATGCAGGCAATCAAGCGCGAAGATTTCATTTTCAGCGAAGACGAACAGGAGCATCCATGACTCAAAACTCAGCAGTCATCACCGGCGGTGTCGCAATCTCGGCCACCACCCTCATGCCGGCAGTCGAGTGGGCGCTCGCCCTCGCGTTTCATGTGCCAGTCCCGGTAAGCGTGTCGGCCCTTGTCGCCGGCGTGCTCGCATCCGGCGCACATGCAGCGCTCAACTACATCGCGGCGCGCACCGCCGCCAAGCAAGCCGCTACGCCCGCGCAGTAATCATCCCGCCGCGCCGCGGCACTCTCTGGATACATCCCATGAAGAAGATTTTCGCCGCTCTTGCGGCTGGCCTCGTTGCGCTCGCTCTCTCCGCATGCGCAGGCGCCCCGACGCTCACGTTCGCCAACCAAGTAGCCATCGCATGCGGCGCTGCTAACGGCGAAATCGCCATCCTGAAGGGTGACGGCGTATTCACCGGCGGCGCTGAAAAGACGCTTACCGATACCGTTCAGCCTGCAGTCGACAAGGTTTGCTCTGCCGGCGCTTCGGTTGCCAAACCGGACTTGCAGTCGATCGTCAATGCGACTCTGCCGCTTATCAAGTCTTTGGTCGATTCGTCGTCGCTGTCGCCTGACAAGATCAAGGCAGCCGACGCTGCGATTGATACTGGCGTTCTGGCGTTCAACATTGCGATCAGCCTTGCGCCTGCTGTCACGGCCACGGCGCCGGTTGCAGCCTCGACGCCGCTCGCTGGTGCGCCGCTGCAATGAGTAAGTTCCTATCCGGCGACCTGGACGCGGATCTGATCAAGGAGTCGCCGCCGACTTGGCGGCTGAATGAGCCGGTTGTCTACCAGTCCGACGTAGCAGGGCAGACGTTCACCGTGCCGGCCGGTTTTGTCACCGACCTTGCGTCAGTGCCGCGCTGGCCTCTGGTATACCTGCTGGCGGGCGGAACAGCCAACCAGGCTAGCGTCGTCCATGACTTTCTGTACTCGACGCACCTCGTCACGCGCGATGTCGCCGACGCTGTTCTGCGTGAGGCGTCCTTGCTGACTGGCGTTGCAGCGTGGCGCGCGGCCCTCATGTTCTACGGCGTGCGCGCTTTCGGCTGGTCCCATTGGGGCAGCGGGGCGGCTGCCGCCTGATCTATGCGGCGCTGGCTGCCTTCGTGGCGGTCAGCGCCCATACGAGCGACGCAACCCAACCGATGAACGTCCAGCCAAGAAAGATGTTCAGCGCCACAATCGCACCGTAGTTGTGATGCTGGCGCGATCGCGCGACGAAAGTCGGAATGAAGTAGATCAGCAGCGATACGATCAGCAGGATTATGGCGCTCATGTTTTCCCCGTATTTGGTCTTGTAGTTACTTGCCTAGCGCTTCGCGAACCGCTTCCGGTACGCCCGCATGTATTGGCAAGCCATCTTCGCGATAATCGACCATCTTGCCGATCTGTTCAAGTGCTCTTTGCCCCTTGATCGCCTTGTCGCGCCAGTAGTCGTGTCGCTCCTGCAATTCTTCGAGCGAGCGCACGTACTCGACCCGCGCTTCGATCAACTGGTCGTTGACCAGCTCGCAGCGCGAGCTGAGCGGGCATTCATGCTCGGGCGGTTTCATTGCTTCGCTGCCTGAACGTGAACTCTGGATCAGACTGCCCCCACTCTTCGCCGGCGTGGTTTTCGCATCCCTTATTTGCGCAATAGGCCCAATAGTCAGCGCCCCACGGCGCCCGGCTCATTTCGTCATTGCAGCACGCATGAATCACAGGCCATCCACAGGCGCGGCAGAACATGCCCGGCGCGATGCTGGCTGTATTGTATGGCTTCGCTTCAACCGTCATCCTTCCTCCCGCGCCTAAGCGCACATCAATCAGCCCGCTTCGTGCGGCTCGTCTATCTTCTTCCCAATCTCAGCAGCAGCGCGGACGATCGCTCGTCGCGTAACGGCGTATTGATCTTCGCCATCCAGCAGCAAGACTATGCGGCTAGAAGTGGCGCCGTCATTCGCTACGCATACCACCTTGACCGATTGGCCCACGGTGACATCCATCTTCAGTTTCACGGCCAGCCGCAGCGCGTCGCCGTCGTCGGCAAGCGGGTTCCATGTTTTCCACCCAGTCGTGCGCGGTCCACAATCGGGTTCGCTCGACCATTCAAGCGGAATACCCGCAGCGTTCGCGGCCAGATCCAGCAATTCCCTATCGTTCATCGCTTGTCCTTTGGTTGTTCTTCGTCGTCGGCGCCGATTGCACGAACCCAATGAACACAACCGCGCTTAGGCATTGCCTGCACATACGGCCTGCCCTCATGCATGCAGAGGATGACCGAGCCACCCGCGCGCCACTCCGCGAAGTGCTCGCAGCCAACGCAGTGGCGATCCGTCTCCGGCGCATTGAATAGTCCCATGTCGACTGATTCCGATTATCGCTTCATAGCAACGATACCACAGCGGAATTGCAAAGCAAATACTAATTCTGCGATGGTATTGGTACACTCGGCATGTACCAGGGCATTCCGGCTGCAATACCTAGCCAGCAATGGATTGAGGCGCATTCACTGCGCCAACTGTACCAAGTTGGACGCGAGCGAGAGTGAGTACGGAGCGTGGCGCGC